TAAATTTTAAAAATTGATTAGGGTCATAACTATAAAATTGATCAGAAAAATATGCCTCACTTCCAGGAACTACCTGATTAATGATGCTAAAATCTAAATATTCATCATATTTTTTTGTTCTCAGATCAATAATATTTGGAGACGCTATAAGAGCATTGCCTACTATGAGATTTTGATAAATAATGTTGTCAACTAGAATATCTCCTCCTGAGCCGGCTGTTTCTCTCATTATATAACAAAAAATTGTTAAATCGGCAGGAGACGAACGATCTTTAAAAGATTTTGGATCAAATTTTACTCCATAGGGATATAAAAATGTCGCACTTGGCGTTCTTGTGGTAGTGGCTGCTCTTGAAGGATTCTTAATTACTGTAGAATCTGTTATTTTCTTTTTACATCCCATAGATGATATATCAATTTTATCTTTATTTTGATCGACAATCTGCAAAAAAGATGTTGTATCGGAAACAGAAGATATTAAAAGGTCCCTTAAGGATGAATCATAGACGCTTATTGTAAAAAGAGTAATATTATTTTTCCCCGACATGTTAATCGATGGAAGGTTGCCGCTATTAGAAACCGATAGAATTATATCTAAAGAAAGGGAAAAAAGTAAACTAACGTTAGATAATGTGCACTTTTTAAAAGAAAGTGATGATTTTTTAATCTTTTTGGTCGGCACTCGCGATGGGGCGCCCTTCCTTTGTTTCGAAATAGAATTTTGTTGTCTCAATATTTGTTTTGTAAAAGTAGCCATTAACTGCAATCCTCTATATCACCATCAGTTACATTAGTAGAATAAATATCTGCAATTTCTAAAATTGTATCTTTTTTATATGATCCCATTGCAGAATTATCATAAAGACCGGAAGATTTAAACCGGGCAGATAAATTCGAAAATACAACGGGCTGAATATCTCCGTCTAAAACAACATCGAAATAATATTCTGTATTTAAATTAGAAGGTAAGCGAAAATCCTCGTTCTCATCAATGTCATCTCCTAAAATTCCATTTACTATATTGCTATTTTTTTCTTTTGTTAAAAAGCTTAACGGCATGAGATCTCCCGAGGAAGTGAAGAAAGAAAATACTTCAATTTCAAAATTTTCATTTGAAAATTCAACATTTTGCTCTTCTAACTCCAGCAAAAAAGTCGGGACGTTGACGGTTAAAAAATTACCATTGGTATCTGTAGGAGACATTACTGTGGAGAATTCTTGAATGTGTTGAAAATCATCTATGCTTTTTATATTAACGGTTGCTTCGATTTTGCAATTAATTTGCGGAATTCTCTTTCCAAAAGAAGAAGTATAGTCGGTATCGACGCTTGTTATTTCTCCATCATAAATTTTTAGCTTAAAGGCAGGAAATTTATTATTATCTACTTCTGATGTTCCTAGCGGGCTAACTAAAGTATTATTTTCTTTTACTTGGGTAATGGGGATTGTAACCACTTTTCCATCGGGTTGCTTTATGTAGATATCTGAAATTTTGTCCGAAGCTGATGTGAATTTATGTTGAGTTCGCAATTGAGGGGTATCGTAAAGTATTCTATTTTCAATATCGTTTTGAATTTCGCTAACGCCACCGTATTGAGCATCATAAAGAATATTGTCGTCGAAAAATTCGTAGTATACCGGGTCCAACTTTCCTTCGGAAAGAAGTTTTTTACCATACTGTGTTAATTTTATGTCAAGTACTTCTTCTTTTTTGTTCATAAACCTCATTTATTTAATTTCCCTCTTCTTTATTTCTTTAGCTGCATCTACTACTGCCGTAGCTTCCACTTGTGATGTGCGTATATCTTGAGTTGTTCTTATCGAAGTTTGCGATACATCACTGCTAAAGGTAGTTCTCAACAATCCAGAAGAGGCTGTTGAAAGCGTTCTAATTGGTATATCTGGTTCCTTCCCAAAATTTACCTTTGCATCTATTTTTGCAAACTCAACCATTGAAAAATAGTCATAAGGCCAATTATAACCAAATAGGTGCTCTTCTGTTTTCGGGGCGCCCACAATATTGCTATAATAATCGGCCTTTGCTCTTTGTTTCACCTTGAAAACCATCCATCTTACTTTTCCCTCCATAGACTTAAGCATTTGGCCCGTTAGAAGTGGATGAGAGATTGTTGATAGTGCTTCCTTATATTGAGTTCCAAACTTAGGAGAAAGATTTTGCCATATATGGGACAAATCATTTTTATCAAAAGTGTGTTTAAATTCAAAAATGTACATCGCGACCGGTAGTGCCATCGGGTTTCTTATAAAGTCAAATTGTGGCGGGAAAACATATTTATTCTTAATCTTGTCGGCCATATCCAGAATGTCTTGACTCGTGCTCGACGGGAATAAAACACTTGGATCCCTATCTTCTATTTTAGAAGCAGGATCGAAAGAGGCTATTTTCGGAAGCTCAAAAAATGTCTTTTCCTGATTTGTATCCGGTTGCTCAATAAATGGAACTGCCACTATTGCCTCATAAACAGTTTTAGAGTCCCTTAACTGGCCCAGCTTTCGACCCGTCTTTTCAAAGCCCACAATATCAGCTAGAGAATCCAAAGAAGTAGGATAAAAAGGCGGTAGCTCCTGATAACTGAGGAAGGCGGATGGTATATCTCCGATGCTTAAATAAATTCCTTGATTTTCTTCTGGAATTAGACCAAATTGGTGCCACATTCCTATGGGAGTACTGGTTTGTCCTCCAAATCCAAGGAGAAAGGCGGGACCGTCTCCGGATCCGGAAGAAGGAAGAGCCAATTCTTCTAATCCTAGTGGTCTTTTAGTTTTGTCACCAAAATTTAAAATTGGAGTTTCAAATTTAGTTTGAATGGTCCACCGATTATCAGAGTCCTTTCTAAATAAATTAACAGAAGCACTTAATTGCATGGCGTATTTATCCGCATTCGCGGCGCGCATAGGATAATCACCCACAGTGAGCGATGAAAACTCCGGATTTGGCCAAGCGTCTGTGTCAGGAAATATTCTTAAAAACTTTACAGATGCAGAAGCAAGAACCTCATCAAGTGTGACAGAACCCGTGCTTGGGCCGCTGTTATATAGAATATCTGCCCATGATTCCCCGTTGTAATAAGGAGGGGTAAAGGACGGATTAACTCCACCCATACTATCGGAATTTATAGTACCACTTAAGGTACGATCTGTACCTGCCACAGGAGGGCCAAATGCCGATGGGCGACTATACATTGTAATTGTTTCGTAAAGATCAGGATCGGCCGTTGGAACATCTTGGGGTACTTGAAATTTCCCGCCTCCGAGGCCAAAAGATACAGAACCGGTTCTTTCTTGATTCATGCTCCGATGCATCTTGACCCTCATTCCATACGACGTTCCTGGCTTAAATATAAATTCTTCTTCTTTATTTGATTTTTGAGTTGTCAATTCATTTAAGAAAAAGCTTGGCACTTCTCCCAAAAAGTTATTTATCATCATTTTATATTGATTGCGACCAGAAGGTGCATCGGATAAGGAAGAAGTAATGTCTAATCTTATTTTATCAGATCCGTTCATATCAACTAGCGGAATATTATTTATTTCTTCTGGATTTAATAATTTCTCAAAATTAAATCTATGGGACCAGCCATCCTCTCCAGACACCCTCTCTCCAATTGCTTGGGGATAACCTGAGGCGCCGGGGGCGAGGGGATCGCTGCCGGTCTGGTAAGTTATCCTGCGAAATGGAGAACTATACACAGGATAATCCACAGCAACACCGGATTTAATAGTATTAAATAAAATTCCTGGCGAAAACAGAGGCTCGTAAACGGGGCGCATGCGAAGAGGATCCGAAAGGGAGCCGTTGGTGAGAGTACCTCCGGAACAAGAAATATAAGAAGAGTATGATTGAGAAAAGGAACTGGCTATATCCAATGTCCTTTCCGCTGGATAAAACCCGTCGTAAGGAATAAACTTCATCAACGCCTTACAAGAAAGCGTTAGTGTTTTTGGCAAATCAAACTCTTTGTGATCTTCATCAAAAACTTCAAAATATTCCATAAAATCAGAGAAAGAATAAATGCGATAAAAATTATCCTCTGAGCTATTTCGGGGCGCCAATGAAGAATCCACACCAAAAATTGAAAACGATGCCGTATTTTCGGAGACAAAGCCATTTGAATCCGTTAAATATTTTTGAATATGCTCTCCAATTCTAAATTCTGGGATTAGTGACATATCCTTATTTTTTAATCTCATATTGAGATTGTATAATTCATATTTATCGTAAAATGGAGTAGCAGAAGCTGAAGTAAAAATTCCATCTTCAACATAGCCCGCGAACTTATCAGCCTCAAATTTAGCGTTTCCTCCCCATCCCTGTATTCTTCCCAGAGGAAAGGCGGACGAAAACGCATTTTCATAAGTACTCAAATAAGTGGGACTTGTGGACGCCAATACGAGAGATTCCATCCCAGTAGGGGTTACAACTGAATATTTACTTTGAATCTCTTGCTTTCTCGAAAGAATAGGAGATGGTCTAATTAAAGAGGAAGAGACAAAAAAGATAGCATCCCAAAAAAATGTGTAATCATTTTGCAATTCTCCCGAGGCGCCAACGGAATAGCTCCATATAGGGTAAGAAGCTAGACCCGTTATCCCTCCGGTCCAAACATCTCCAAATTGTTGTGCGGCGTCAAGTGCCCAAGCGCTCTGAACTCGGGGGAATCCTTGTGAATTATCTCCTCCGAATTTAGATTCTCCAAGAGTTGTTCTTTCCAGCCGAGAATCTTTCCAAAATGTGTTCTGATATCCCAACCTTTCTCGATTTCTTTTTGTATAACAGTTTATTGTTGCAGGATAAACTTGCTCAGGATAAGATAAGTATAGAAGCTCTGTGATCGGACTCTCATCTTGATCGAGGGCGCCATTGATATATAAACTCAAGATGGCTTTATAAGAAGAATCCTCATCACACAAATTATCGGCTGCATTTTGTTTTCTAAGATCGTTTGTTATTTCTTGATTGGCAAATTGTCCGAAATCATTACCATAAGTATTTTTTAGGCGCACCGTTTCTAGAGTAACATAGGGAGGATATTTATCGCTCTCTACTTCAACTGCTACTTTGAATCCCATTCGGATAGGATTATATTTAGAAACAACAGGAGGATCCTTTAATATCTTTTGTTCTCCAAATTTCACTATCTTTCTATTACCTACCGGATCAACGTAAGATGGACCCGAAAGAACATAGGCTGTGGTTGCTGTATTATTCCAATGTCTCACTAATGGATTTTCATTACCTCGGATTTGTTTCCATGTTGGGTGCTGGTAGGGGCCGTTTCTTTTAAGAAGAATGGCATTCAATAGAGATGCCTGCCCGTTGCCTCTCAACCCAGAAGCAGGTGGGCCGACGATCGTGCCCGGTATTAATGTGTTATTAAGATAGGCGTCGACCGTTGAATTGGCCGGGTGGCCGATAAAGAAACCCGTAGAATTCAGGGGCTCATAAATATTATAATTTAAACCGTTATAGACAGTGGGTATATAATAAGAAGAAGTAAAATTAACAGTTTCAATCGGCAATAAAAGCTGGTCTTCTCCAAAGAAGATAAAAGAATTTGGACCCGTCTCATCTCGGAAATAAGAAACATAATCACTCGCAGAAGAAAAGGTTACAAGAGAAATGGGCCCACTAGACGAAGAAACTTCGCCCGAGTAAGGAAGATAACCAAAGGTATTATATGAAGTGGCTGATGCCGTTATCCACGCATACTGCATATCAGTTCTCGGGATCGGATGTTGGATCCAATAGTTATCGTAAACAGATGCCGTTATAGTAGTCGGCCCAGATCCCTTAATTTGTTTGATGGGGTTTCTATTTACTTGATAAATACTGCCCGTTCCGATATAATTTAGCGAATTAACGACTGAAGGGCCATTTCCTATTCCAAATTCATCAGAATAAAAACCAAATTGGTTAACGTGTGAAGACAAGAGAAGCCTATAGGGGTCTCGAACTGATGTATTTCTATAATTTAAATCATTATAGGGAGAATATTCGGCTGATGTGGGATCCAATCCTGGGCCACCATTTGAATCTCCTGCTGTTTCGGGGGATCCTGGAGAAGAGAAACGATTAACAAAGACATGTTCGGTTCTTCCACGTTGGGGTTTTGCATAATCGTCCATTCCTGCCACATAAGGAGAGGGGATATAAACAATATTGAAGCCTCCAGCCTTTACGAAGGCCACGTTGTTAATTTTTCGGCCGCATGTTTGAACTATTTGATAATCTTTGCTATAATTCCCTATTTCATTTTTAGCAGCATTATCCTTGATATTTCTAATATTAACGGGCCTTTTTGCAATCAAATCACGATAAAATGTTGCACGAGGTAAATTTATTGGCTGATGAATTATTTTTAGTGCTGTTGGCGCCGCTTGAAATTGGATATTCCAGCCTTCTGGTCTGTTAGTTTGATCATCGTTCCCTTGATTTAAAGAAACGTGCCTATATTGATTACCTCCGACGTATTTTTCAGTAAATGGGCCCTGCAAGGGTACATTCCCCTGAGTATATGTATCTAAATGGAGGTTTTCTATTCCAAATCCAGACTTAAACTGGGAATTGACCAAACTATTATAACCAGTAGTGACTGAAGAGCTAACTGCGACAAAGGGAGCCGTTAAATCCCCCTCTGTTGTATAATAATCTCCACTTTTTATTTGATTTTTGCCTTCAAAAGACCACTTTTTCTTTTCTTGAGGATCAATTACATCATTACAATCTAAAAATGCCTTTACTTTGGACTCTTCAATCAAATATCCATCCGAAGATCCAAATTCGGTTGATGATTTTATATAATTTGTTAGATTATTGTTATTGGAAGTGAGCCCCGTGCCATAAATTTCTTCTTTTTTCATAGAAAATTTAAGAGGGGTGGAATAACTCCTTACTAAAACTGATAAGCTGGCAGATAAATAAGCATTCCTATTAGCATCAACTGCTGTATCTCCGGAAGTTATTTGAGGATTTGTTCTATTTGTTCTATTTTTCCACCAAAAACAATGCTCGTTAGTGGGAGGAGGAGAACTAGGGAGCGTTGGAGAACCAATGGCCCAATCATAAGTGCCTATTCCTATTCCATGAAGTCCGGATCCAATATCTGTATTAATACTTCCCAGAGTAACTAATTTATTTCTGTATTTATTTCTCTCCAAAACATGACTTTCTATTATTGTTCTAATACCATCAGTGAAATTAGAACTGGCGGGGATTAATTGAGTGAGCATTGTTGATAAAGAACTGTCTATCCACTTATAATATTCAATATATTTTTCAATATTTGGATCATTTTCAATATTTTCAAAGAAAAGGGCCCTCAATTTTTCTATATCTTTGTATTCAGAACGATATTGGTTGGCTGGTTCTCCTATTAGGTTATTAAAACTCACAATTGTAGAAAAATATCTCAACATTTCTTCCGAAATAGTTTCATACATACTTTTTTCTAGTGTATAATAATAATTAACTGGTCTACGATTTCTAGTAAAGGCCTCTTCGTCTTCAAGACTGGAAATTTTTATTGAATTAAACGTAGGATTTAAAGATTCTGGATTTTTCTTTCTTGCAAGAGGTATATATTCTTCATTAACTACGGTTGAGGCCGCCGGATAAAAATCTCCAATCGCTGTGTGTTGTTTTTGAGTTACATTACTAAGCCACGAATATTTATCTAGGGCATTTGAGGAGCCCGATGACACATCATATACAAGATATTGACCCGAATTGTTAGAAGAGGAAACAACATCCCATGTCCAATTTAGGGCTAATGTCTCTATTTCCGGTATTTGTGTCTGTAAAAGAGAAGTTACGAAAGGATATTCTCCAAAATAAGGATTTTTTACTCCAAAGTCGAAAGAGTCTCTGGCGTGCGACTGGATAACATCATTATCTAAATAACTCATCCAATATCTAATTGTGCCCAGTCGCAAGTCTGTTCCATGAATGGCGGATCCTGTGAAATTCTGACGATGGGTTGCAGCATAAATTCTTTTTGGCTCTGTTAGGTATTCGGGCCCAGATAACGAAGAAGATAAAGAAAATTCAGATCTCACAACATCTAATTCTGATTGAACTCCGTAAAATTCTAAAGAATAATTTGTTACCGAAGAGCCAGAAACAAGATCGGCGTGAGTCTTCTCTGGTTTAAGCCTAACACAAATATTCCATTTCTTATTATCATACGCATCTTTAAAAACATTAGTCCTTAATTCTACCCCAAACTGAGAACTGGTTAACATAAAATAGGCATCTTGCGTATTATTATTTTCGGGAGGTCTTACGGCATATACCTGCAAATCATAATCTGTTGTTGCCCATGTAAAATCTGTTGGTGTTGTTGGATCGGCAGTGTGAAATCCAAAAATAGAAGATGTGATAAATGGAGTAGAAAAATAACTTCTATCCGTTTCTTTTCTCTTTTTTGGTAAAATAATATCTGTTTCTAGTGTAAAGGAGGTATATTTCTCTAAATCTGTAGACGATGCAGAAATATAAGATATACTATCAGATATTAAACTCGATGTTTGTTGATAAACAGTCGCGTTAAAATAGGCACTATTATAAAACTCGGCATATCTTTTCTTTTCTGTTGTATATTCATAAGTATTTTCCAATTTATAGGTCAAGTTACTTGAATATAGATTAATTTTTACCAATGAATCATCTATTCCGTAACAACGGACTAGATTTCTAAATGACTTCTCAGTTCCCTTTGATTTATAGATGTATAAAAGGTTGTTGTAGATATTTCTGTAAATTAAATTTTTAATTTCTGTTAGATTTTCTTCATACTTTTCTGTCTCTGATCTTTGAAAAATTTGACTCAAAACAGAGGCGTTCGCAAAAATTTCAGGAGCCACGAATCCCGCGCCTTCAAGGATCTCCGCGATAAATGGAAGTTCTTTGGCATAACTTCCACTAAAATATTCTATATTTTTAAAAGTTGGCAATTCTTGAATTTGCAAGTATAGAGTATCTAAATAACTTGACATTATTTGAGTTAGTTTTTTTAGATCCCCGTCTCCATCATCGTCACCGTCTACTACCCAAGTGGGAAAAGAATTATATAGAGAAGTTCCGTTTTGGACATCGTGAAAAGAGCCAGAACTTTTCATTTCTGCTAAAACAGACTGAACTAATGGATTTTCGGAATAAATAATAGGATCTAAAAACTCTTCTGCGGTGGCGCCGGCCTCTACCATCGCAGAAGCTGTGGTTCTGGAATTTGTAGTATAGCCTGTCCACGCTCCATTTGAAATGCGGCCGGAATAATCAAGGACGCTAGAATCGATTGAAGAATCTCCTGTGATTCCTTCATTAAATTTATAATAAACACCAAGCGTAGCATTTGCTATATCTGTATTGGTCCCTCCGTAAACCTGTGTGAACCAATATCGACCAATATCTTCCGAAGTTCTCTGAGTTTTCCAATAACGAAATTCGTCAAGGGAGCCAGTTAGTTTGCCATCAGCCAAGGCAGTTCCTGCTTCACCTGGATAGGCGGCCACCAAGGCGCCAATATTAGCTTGAAGTGAGCCAGTTATTTCTACAGGCTGGCTTGCGGCGGCTTCTGTATCTACCAAATTGCCGTTTAAATATAATTTCCACTCCGCCACCGATCCAGAATTGGCATAAGAAACAGCAACATGATTCCAGGAACCAGTTGAGATTAAGGTAGTAACATCGGGAGTATAAGAATTAGAAAGGGTCTGTGCTCGATAAAGACAATTAAATCTTACTACGGGGCCAGACCCACTTGTAATAGAAACGTTGAACCGACCATCGTTTGTTCCACTTAAATCAAAAATGGATTCTCCGACTGGATCAGTGGCGAGAAAAGCGGGGGCCCACGTTGGCTTTTTCAACCAAAATTCAACTGTTACACCGTTATCTGGATCGCATTTAAGATTACTCTCTCGTGTTCCCTTTCCTATATATCCCACATCGTCGTATATATTTTCATCGTATACATTTGAATCGTCGAAAGTTTCCTGTAGTGGCTTCCCAATCATTCCTTGGGATGCAGTATGGGGACCACCGACCATATGTATATATTCATTATCATTAGTGAGAGCCCATGCGACTGTGGTGCCGGTCGTACCAGTATATCCACCCATTAAACCATGGTTTATATATCCATTTGTTCTTGGATATTTATTATTTAACACCCATAAATCAACATATGTTGATTTATTTAAGAATATTTGTTTTTCTTTCGAGGATCCATCATAAGGATAATTCCCATATATTCTAGTAATGGCATTTTCATAATACTCTTCAGCAGATCCATAATGAGCAAAGTTTTCTGGTTCACTAAAATCAACTCTGGGTATGAATTTTTCTCTGTTTTTAAAAGTATCGCTAATATTACCAAGAGACTCACCGTCCCTTCTTAGATCGGTAGGATCTTTTGATAATAATTTGTAATTATCGTTATCTAAAAATAGATCCCTGATACTCATTCTTCTACCCTAAATTTCCATTCATACGGCTGCTCTACATAACTGTTCACTGTTTCATTATAATACGCGATTTTTATCCCGTAAGAATACCCAGGCTCTAAAAGATCTATTTTAAAATCAAAATAATTTCCACTTACATCAAAAGACATTTGCGTTCCTTTATAACTTCCTGTATCATATGGAATTACAACTAAATCGTCGATTATTCTATGAACCTGATAAGATGCACTTTCATTGACAAGTGTATCAGTTACCGTAGTGGCCACGGTGTAAATAGTTGGACTCCAATCTTTTTCTCGTTCATAAAATCTGAATCTTGCCGTTTCAGAAGTTGTATAAACCGACCTGAGATTTGTAAGTGCTGTTACTAAGTTTCCATATGGGTTATATGTGCTTGCTGCATATTGTTTTATATCAAAAGTCCCAGTATGATAAACATCTGCCAATCCCGCACTATACCACCTATCATAACCAGCGCTCGCGGTTGTATTCAAGGCAAAAGATGCCGAATAAATTCCAAGCGAAACATAGCCTCCTGTTATAGGAGTCGGGGTTAAATCTGTCCCTGCTGATGATGATGTATATACTTTAACATAAATTTCACCGGTTCCAACTGCTGGGATATTTCTTAATCTTCCACCTATCACATTATAAAGATAGAGTGTTCTTGTATTATCCACTGCGGGAACTAGAGAACTACTTGCATAGAAGTTTCCCCTGTCATCTTTTATTGAGGAATCCCATCGAGCTTCAATTACCGGGCGTTTGAAAAAGAATTCAGAACCTCTTCCAAAAAATTTCTTTGTATAGTAAGTATCTGTTACTCCCGCCAGATTTACCAATTGGCTGCCACTGTCTAGCCCGGTCGAGCTAGAAAAATAAGATTCTTGACTAGATGTTATATGAACTCCAATGCCGTAATTTGTAATTGTCCCAGCAATCCAGTCTTCAACAAGTGGAGTTATATCAATTTCTAAATCTTCATTTCCTATTGGAAAAGTTTGAGAATAAACCGGAGAAGTTAAGTAATCACCCCCTTCTTTTGTCCAAGGATCACTTTGTCCTGCATTAATCCAGTTGGAGCCAGGATTTCCCTTTGTAACGTCTTTATATTCTTCCATATCGAGGCCAGTGCCTTCTTGCCAAGATTGTGAGATGGGGAGAACGACCAAATTAAGGTCTCGTGGTAATGTTTGATTGTGACGTGCATTATACATATTAAGATAAAAGCCTATGCTACCCGAGCCGGGCAGAATATTATTTGTTCTATCTGCTGTGATTTGATTAATTGGAAATTCAATCAGTATTCTTTCAAGTTCGGTTGAACCCGAAGTGGCTTGTCCATAAATTGAAAATGTTTCCAATATATCTGAGAGGCCCATATTCGCGCCTGAGCCACGGGTTTGCAGATTAGACTCGAAAGCATTTGTTATAGTATTATCTTTGTTGGCATAATATTTTTTTATAGCCATTATCTAACAACTCCAGTAATATCAGTATTGGGAAATTTAATTTCGAAACAAGCATTTAAAGGACATATTAAGTATCTCCCATCTGGTGACATATTAGCGGTTATAGAATAACTAACACCAGAATATAAGCCGTTAACTTTATTCGTGATTGTTACATTTTTTGTATCTACCACACCGCGCACCTTGTTTAATTGAGAATATATATCGGTAATATAAAATCGCTCTCCCATTTGAAGGGGGTTCATTATTTTTTCTTGTATTCTTTGAACGCATCCGACATAAATATCCTCTTTAGAAACATTCATATCGGCTATTACTTCAAAATTTATGCCTATATTTATTATTTTACCATCTAATATATCAATAGTATCATTTATCATTTTATAGTTTGATAGCCAGAATCTTAAATTATTTTTAATCGGCTGGCTAGCTGTGGCTAATTTTCCACCATTTCCTTCTGCAATAACATAAAGATTTAAATTTCTTTTAAAAGAATCTTCATCTACCACTATTCTGCACCTTTTGATGGATCCGAATTTTGCTGCCATTCCATATGTTATAGTTTCATAATCCCGAGCAGTAACTGCCCTATTTTGAGTAGAAAAATTAGAAATGGCGCGGACGCGGATTTCATCCGCCGTAATTGGCTCTGCATCACCGGTTATAGACTTCTCATTATAAACACTTATAGAATTAATAACAAATAACAATTTATCACTGTCTAAGGTTGTTTTTTCTGCAAAATCAACATCAAGGCCGTTTATTTTAGTAATGGTGCCGGCGGGAGCATTTACATTATTACCGGTATTTACTCTCATTTTAATTGTTAGCAAGGTATTGGAGGGAGCAACTCCGAGTTTGTCGGTTTGTAATAACTTAAATGGATCAAAAGACTCATCGGAAATATAATTTTTTCCAACTTGCTTCAAAACAACTGAAGATGGGTCTGCCACTGGATCATCTAGAATTTCATCTTCTGAACCATAACCAAATTGAATAAAATAATTTTGTCCGTCGTAATCTGAAACAAAGCGACGTGGTACCATTATGGGCCTTAAAAGTTGTTTATAGTCTGTATTTGTTGAATTATCTCTTGATATGTTCTTAAAAACTGTATTTTGAGATAAGTTTCCAACTTCATAATATTCATTTTCATCAGTATCTGTAATTGAAATTATTTCTACAATATTTGGAGTTTCTAAAATAATTTTTCTAAATCTTTTAAATTCACCTACATTAACTAATTCTTCCACAATTTGTCCCGAAATTACCTTCCCTTTTGTTTTGACAGCATAGTAGGTTGGTTGTCCAGTAGCTGGATCAACTCTTCCCACGACTATTTCCGTATCGGGACTATCAAAATTTATATCCTCTGTCAAAATATATGATGAGCCCCCCTCTGCTGAAAAGGTAGTTCCCTCTTTTATTATGGGATAATAAGTGGTATCCGGACCAGGATGGGCCATCAAATTAGGTATTAATGCGAAGAAACTTACTTCTCCACTAGAAGTAAATGTCTCTCTATATTTATAGCCAACCTGTCTGGCCAACTTTATAACATTCTCTCTTTCTGTTGCCGTATTAAGAAAAGATTCATTTACCTGATAATCTAGATAAAAAGAAAGTATATCACCAACATAAGAAACCGTATCCAGCATCAGAGAACCAAAAGAGGCTTCGTTAAAGTCTTTAAAAGAATCAGGATAATATCTCTTTGTATAATCGACCAATTCCTCTTTAATTGAATCAAAATCTCTACTAGTATAATTAATTGGTGTTATTTTTTTAGCCATTTTATAAATTCCTGCCCTTTAATATTAAGTGTTATTCAACATTAAGTTTAAAATCTGTTTTTTTTGTTCGGTTGGAATGGAATATTCGATAGTAACCAATATCTGATCCCCAAATTCAGTAGAATCCCGGACATCTACAGATATTAAATTCACATAGGGTATATGTTTTGAAACTTGTGAGTTTATTTTTCCAATTATATCCGATTCAAAACCAGATTCTTTGTTTTCAAATATAAATCTACTAATTCCCACTCCAAATTCTGGATTCATCATTCTTTCACCGGGATTTGTGAGAATAACCATTTTCAAGTTTTGTTTTGCTAACTCTTTGATAGTCTTATTCAAAAAATAAGGCCCATCCTTCTCGCTAAAAGTTAATGGCAAAAAAACAGAAAGACCACTAGCCATTAAAAATCCTCCAAAAGTTCTAAAATAGTATTTTTCATATTTTGAAAAGTTTGCGGGTTTTTGTTCCACTCATCTAAGTCAGAACTTGGATTTCCCGCTTCTCCCAATAAAGGTACAAAATTATCCACACTATAAATAGTTAATAAAGAAATTAAAGTTTCAATGTCTATGGCATCTGTGAATAATTTTTTATATTCTTCTTTTTTAGATAAATCATAGATTAAACACGATAAATCAAATTGGTTAACAACGCCCGGTATAATCTTCTGTTCGTTGATTTCTATTTCCGCCTTAACAAGTGGTATGAGAGTGTAAGATAAGCCACCCGATGAGACTCGTATAGAGATTCTATAAGCTTTATCTCGCTGTCTTTCTTCTCTGGTAACTCCCGAATCTGAATTTATGAAAGGTGGCATCACATATGATAATCTTATTCCGAATTTCCATGATTTCCACAGGTCACCTATTTGATAAGATTCAAAAGAATCTTTATTAGCATCTAAATATGTTTTCCACGAATTTAAATTAACAACTCCAAAGAGTTCTTCGCTCCTATTTTTTACAATGCTGGAGACACTATCTGGAACATTTTCTTTATCTTCAATTATAATATATTTTTCTAAAATAATATTAGTTTTTTTATAATCACTCGCAGTGCTGCTCTTAAAAATAGCATGCTGTGGTAAATCCGGATTGGCATCTATAATAGTGTCGACAACATCATAGGCACGATTCTGTAATAGGGGGCCTAAAATAAATTGATCGAGCACTACTAGAAAAGAACTAAAAACATCTCTGAAGCTAGCTATAGTTTGTGATATAATATCTTCTGAAAAATCCGACATTAAAGCCGTGATCGATTTTGAATTATCATTTAAAAAATTATCTATATCTGTTCTTTGTTCAAAACGAAAATTTACCAAATTTTCACTTAATTTACTATAAGATTCTGAGGTATCTGGATTATTAAAATCAGTTATTCCAAGATTGATCTTTTGTAAATAAAGCTGCATTGCCAAGTTCACAAAAAAATTATAATTATCTCCAAGGTCTTTTTTCATCTCTCTTATAATATAATTTGAAATTATATCCTGCTTTTCAAAAAACTTTTCTGAAAATGCTCTGAAAGTGAAGAATGATTTCAACATAAATTCTAATGCATAAGTTCTAACCATCAATTCGGTTAAGATTGAAACGCTTACAGAATCTTCTTTGGATAAAACAATATCGAATGGAGATTCATAAAATAAATCCTTTTTAGTCTCCACCACTCTCGGATCTATGTCCATTCTTTGATACAGAAAGGAACTTTTTTCTATTATATCATCAATGCCTAATAATTTTTGTATTTTACTTTGTGTAAATTTGGGATAAATATTCTTCCAATCATTAAAAGTAAAAGAAGCGCTATCCAACATGGCGCCTTGTACATATGAATAATATTTTTCTATTAACCAAGTAAAATTATTTTCTATTATATCAGATGCGATAGACTCTTTATCAAAATCTTCATTTGAAATATTTAAATTTTCTAATAATATCTCGTACATCCTGCTGGCGCTTCGTGAATAATCAGGTGGAGGAGGCCATATTAAATAAGGGGGAAGAATAGATGTTTGTGATACAAGATTTTGTTTAAGAGTATATTCTACAATAAGCTGAGGACCAATATAAATTTTTATATTCCCATTCGAATATTCTTCCAATCGTAGCTTTCGCTCTCCGCCGGTACTAGCACCGCTTGAGAGCGTTTCAGTAATACCCGCCTTACCAGTCCCCCCAGAAGTACCGCCAATAGCCGTAAAACCAAAAGAATATATATTAAATTCTTTTTCATAAGATAATTTTTTTTCTTCTCCATCTGAAATCACTGGTTGATAAACAAAATTTGTTCCATCTCTAATATTCGATGATATTGTTTCCAGAGCATCGCCTGCGATAGGGTCTCCTTTGGAATCACTTCTGGTATAACCATATCCATCATCGCTGTGTAATATTAATTCTAAAAGTCCTGTTTTTGGATCGTAAAGATCTGCCGAAAAGGGGTTTGCCATTAAAGCATACGATTTTTTTAAACTATCTTTAAAAATATTAAATTTTTCTGCCTCCAGAGTTCCGTAAATGGGTCCATCTTTTCCAAGAACTTTCTGAAATGCCTTTCCGAATATGGGAGCTATTGGACTAGAAATCATATCCATATAATTGCATAATTTCTCTTTTTCTCTTTCTAGTTTCTCTTTTTTTTGTTCTTCTGCTTCTTCTTCTCCGATACCTTTGTTTTCTTTTAAAGCAGATGAAAAAGGATCGTCATCTTCGAAACAAAAAATAGAGCTTACATTGGCATTTTCTATTTGATCTGTAAGATTATCTTCTTGTTTTTGTAAATTAACATTTTGACCAATGGCACTGAATAAATCATCAATTTTTGAAGAATCTTTCGCTAAAATTTCTCCAAGATTATTGGATTGATTAGCTTCTAAGATGTCTTTTTTGGTAGATCGACTTGATTCTCCTTTTAGCAAATCTATTTTTTGTCTCTCTCCGACAACAATGGAGGTATTGGATATAAATTTCCCCACAGAATCAGCAGAAATTTCATCACCATTGACAATTTGTAACTCTTGTAGCGTTTCCAGTACGCTCTCATTTATTTCTTCCTCTGTAATGCTGGCCTTTTCAGATGATTCTCTAATAACTCTATAAAAATATGTACCATCTTGGAAAAAATCCGGTATTGTTTTTCCTTGCTTGAGAGAATTAGCATCCCCAGAAAGAGTTGCCGCCACACTTTTGAGTAATGTTTTAAAAGCTGCAATTATGAGCTTAATTGCCAAATTTATAATTATTTCTTTGGCGTTATCAGCAATTGCGTCGGCTATGGTTGATGATTTAGTCTTGGGAATCTTTGGTAATTTTGGCCACTTAATTTTTGCCTTTTCATCGGAGCAAAAATTAAAAGCTTGACCTGTTGCCTTTGGATTAACGGTTGTTAAGACCCCTTCTCCTCCAATAATTTTACATTCTCTTATAATTGAATCTGAGATTTCTATAAAATACTTTATCCATTCTCCCCCCTGAATACTACTAAATAATTGTAATAATTGTGTTGTATCAAAACTCAAAGTAATGGCATCTGCGAATGCTCGTATTCTCAGATCATAATCACCGGGCAAGTTGGCCAATAAATTGGCTTCTGATTCTGGGACATTCCTCCTTCCAGTTGGAACAGTTGCATCCCAGGGTAATAAAGTGTCTCCGACAAGAGTTCTGTAAGTTTCTAAAAATCCTGTTCCCTGTTCAGCACTAGCTAATATTTGGGCGCCTTTCACTTTGTTATAAAATTTTCTGGCCGTTTCAGGGTCCAACTTTGAAATTGCACATTTAATCATTTCATCATTATATTCTTGAGGATTTAAAAAGGCAAATAATGAGTTTGATGCTAAAGAAGCTAAATCACCAAGGCCGCATAATCCAAGTCTTGATAATAACTCCTTGCCTAGAGCATCAACTGCTTTTTTACCGCCTTCTTTGGATATTTTTTTAAAAACATCAGGAACTTCATTAAAAAATCTATCTTCAAAAGCTACCTGGAATTGTTCTCCAAATTTTTCCTTTTTTTCTAAATTTTCGTCATCGTCTATCTTTTTATCTAATTCTTTCTTTTGATCTTCAGTAAGACATGAAAATTGTACATACCCCCTCTTTACTTCGCTAGCTAGTGCATCAAGAGATCTTTTTCCAACCTCCTCCAAGGAAGCAAGTTTGTTTGGCTGAGAAATGCCCGACGAATAGCTTTGTAAGGTATTTTTTGTCTCTTTTACTATCGGGCGCGGGTTGAAAAATAAATTTATAAATTCACTGTACTTTAAATCTGTTTTCTCATTGATTGTTTCCACTATTATATTTATATTTTTAACAAAATTTATAGTCCTCTCTCTAGTTTGGGGAGAGCTTGAGGAAAATGATTTAAGGCCACTAATAATTTTTTTATTTTTATATCCATCTCTCGTTAAGACGGCAGAGGTTATTGATGTACCTACAAAAGAAATTTGAATAAAGTCAAAAGGATCAGAATTTTTTATATTAGATTTAATTAGTTGATTTAAATTATCAGAAAATTCACTCACAAAATTGGCTTCTTGAGAAAAATTAAGCCCGACATAATATAGAGAATTTCCCCTTAAAAGATCCACTATAAGGCGTTGCTCATAGGTCTTCATTAAATTTACAAAAAATTCTAAATTCCCAAAAAGATCCTTGATGTTATATATTAATGTCTCTTCAACCTCAGAAGGAGCATCAACAGTGTCTTCTAAAGAATTCACATCTGTTTTATGCAAATAGGCTAATAATTTTATTTTTAAAAGCGGAGTCGGGTTAATATAATATGATTTTATATTTAATTTTGAAACCATTTTATCAAATTCGCTTTGATCATAATCCTTGTTTAAGAGCCGTAGCATTTCCTCAGTTATCTGATTTTTATATTCTTTTTTAATATCTTCGATATTTTTATCAGTAGTGGTTTCGTAATTTGTTACAAAAGATAGGGCATAAGAAAGCTCGGACTCATTATAATAAATTTTTTCCGACTCCATTGTGGTCCAATCAGGAGGAATTGGTTCATAGCTATCTTCTGGAGTTGACTCATCTTCCGGAACTTCTTCTACAATTTCTGGTTCTGGTGAACATTCGCTGAAATCAAGTTCTGGGAACACAAAAAGATATAAAAATCTATCGACTTCTTCTTGAGTGTATCCTATTAATTTTAAAAAATTCCCATAAAGCGCTTTTATTTCGTCATCGTCACCATATTGTTTCGCCAGAGTAGAAGCTAAATTATTAGCAAAATCATTATCAAAATATTTTCTAAAATATTCCCCATTTGGATCTATTAGGGGAAGCTCTTGTTCTTCAATTATTTTTTCCAAGCCATCAGAGATATAAGAACTAAGCGTATCGCCCTGTTCGTAATAACCTGATGATATGTCCGTGGGAATAAGGCCGAGAACTGGGATGTGGTTTTTCGCCTGTACACCAGGATTAGAATACCCTATACTTCTATACATTCTCTTCTTGTCTTCATCTACTTCAATACTTTTGAAAAAAGATTCCAAACTACTATGAGAATTATTAAAATAACTTAAAAATAAACCATCAAGAGTAATATACGGAGTATAAATGGATATATCATCGATTTCTGCGCTGAATAATGCTGTCAGAAAGATCAACAGTCTTTTTAAGCTAGCATCTTTTAGAAGTCTTTCATAAAAATATTTTAATAATAAAGATTTTAAATTAGAGTTAACATCATTTTTATTTAAAAAACCATTAAGTTGGAGAGTGTCATCTGAAATCAATAAAAATCTATCTAATTGATTTTTAATAGCTACGGCGCCCTCTAGGGCTCTTATTTTTTTAGTTAATTGTATGACCGCATTCGAATGTGTGGCAACCGCCGGCGCGGCAATGCCGCCTCCTCCGATGGTGGAGGCTCCGGCAGCGATGAGGAGTGCGTATGAAATAGTCCTTGCTGTCTTTAATTCTTTTAGAGATTTCTTTTCTTCGGGGCTCAAAGAAGACTCTGTATTTTTTCCTGTCCAAGCCTTTCTCCGGTCTCTTTCGCGGCCCTCCGGTTCAAGGCCAGGAGGAAGAACGTTTCCTTTTTCTTCCTCCGTAAACTCCTCCCACGGACGAAATTCTGGGGTTAAGTAGTCGTTTTCTATTATCCCTTTCATAGAAGATGCATTAATAAATTCTTTTTTTATTCCCTCTTTTATAAAAATTTCTTCTATAAGAGTTTTAATATCTCCAAGTGATGACATTTAGTTTGTCCTATTTAGATCGCTATTAATATAATCGGATCCCAAAGAATATAATGTATTTAATTCAAGGATTGCTGAATTTAATCTCTCTTGCATACTACTCAACAATCCATCCTGAACTATGGTTTTGCCCAATTTTAAGGCGGCGGGTATTAATTCAATAGAGGGGGCTGTCGGCGCCCCAATATTACCGATATGAGTATGCGAGGCCAAAGATATAGAAAAGGAGTTTATTGCCTGAGATATAGAAAACACTGTACTATAAAGGATACCTATATGATATATAGTCTCTTCTAAAACCTTTACCAAGTGATCCCCCTTTGGAATCGGTTGAAGATCGCTATCATTATTCCCAGCTATAAGATCGATGCCATATATAGTATTTATTTCTCCACCCGCAGAGTTTGCATCGCCTGGGGCCGAAGTTATAAGTTTGATACCCTCTCGACCATGTATACGAATTGCGTCAGCTTTTGCGGCGATCGCGGATCTAGCTTTGGAATTACCCACATTTCCATCGACAAAACCGAAGTTATCATCAACATCTGTTCTCTGGCATATATAAATTCTTGCAGCATCTAAATCAAAGTTGTCTAATGCATATAATTTTGGGTCTGTCGATGCATCTATGACAGAAGACAATCTTCCTGTAACAAGATCAATACTAGAACATCGGCCGCCTAGCGAAGAATATCCACTTCCAGGGCCCTGCGGGGCGTCTCCGCCCAAAGTTATATAGGAGTCATATTTTTTTATGACTTTTGCTCTTTTTATAGGCAAATAGGTCGGAGACGGATTGGGATAATTATTCCCGTTTACCCCCAACCAAGCGGCGCGTTGAGCAGTTGTGAGTTTATTTTCTTGAATCTGATCTTGTATTTCTTGTGGTAATAATTTTTTAACACCAACAGTCCTCATTTTTTTACCAGAATTTCCACCGCCTATTTTATTTAATGTTTTCCCCATTTAAAATTTCCTCATTATGCTATGTTATTTCTGATTCCGTCTCAACCAAGTTCTGTGGCTACTTGTCCAGGGACAAAACTGGTGGCCACAAGATCGTTAAAATTGGGAATTAAATTTAAATCTGCCCAATAATTAGTTGGGGTTTTATGTAAGTTTGTTGCTTTCATCAACTCCCTCACTAAATTAAAAGCCACTGCTGGTTCAAGTCCAGGACCCTTATCTACACCAAATTTAGATCTAAGATAACAATATAATACCAAGACGGCTCCGTCTGAGTGGCCAATATAGGAATGCGCGTAAATACCTGGGCCCTTTGCTTTTCGATAATTTTGAAGACCAGTAATAACAAATCTGTTATTTGCTTTGTCGAGCCCTAAAAATTTTAAAGGTACATTAATTAGTGGAGATGATGTAATTTGTAGTGTTAGTTGCCATGTTGATTCAAATTGTGCCTCTGATGGTAAAAGATATGTTTGCTCTTGGCCGACATTGTAATGAGCCCAAGGTGCTCTAATCGGGGGAATGGGCCAATATGTAGCTACATCGGCGGCATGCGGACCTTTGTAAACCGCTCCGTAAAAAGGGCTTACCACCTCCACCCCGATTGATTTCCGATTATGTACTCCCCCTGCATGGGCAAGAATCTTGTCCCAACCTCCCGTTTTATAAATTTTTGCATCTTCCGAAAGTATATAATGAACTCC